AAACGGTATTTAAGGTAGACGGGGTGGGTATGGTCCCCCTTGAAAATATGCTGTGTATTTCTAACCTTATAGGCCTAAGCCCCCTACGCCTACAGCGCGATAACATAGGGCTAGCTAAAGCCGCACAAAATTACGGCTCGGATTTCTTCGCCAATGGGGGGCAAATGGTGGGTATTTTGAGTACAGAACAGCCCCTAAAAGCCCAGCAGGTAGAGGCAGTACAAAAGCAATGGAACCAAAGCAATACTAAGGCGGGTACTAAGCTTTTACCGTTTGGCTTTAAGTACCAACCCATTACCGTACCGCCCGAAACTATGTCCTTTATTGAGACTAGAAAGCTACAGGCGGAAGAAATAGCCCGCGCCTACCAAGTACCTGCGCCGCTAGTAGGCTTAGGGCAAGCAACCTACGACAATTTAGAACAGCAAAACCTACTATTTAAACAGGGTTGCTTACTGCCTTGGGCTAGACGGATAGAGCAAGAAATAGACCGCAAGCTAATACCGAGCTTTGAGCGCCCCGAAACGTACAGTAAGTACCGGCTACAGGATATGTACCGCACGGATCTACGCGCCCAAGCGGACTTCTATACCGCTATGCTACAAGCCGGGGTACTGTCCATAAATGAGGTACGCGAAGACTTGCAACGCAACGCAACCGAAAAGGGAGATACGCACCTAATACAAGTCAATACGTACGCCCTCGATAAGGTTTCAGAGTATAGCAATAAAATAAGTAGCGATGCCGTACAGTAACTACCCAAAAACCGCAATACAAGCGGCGCGCAGGGCTTTAAAGTACGCAGACGAAAACGGCTGGGGTAGCTGTGGTACTGCCGTAGGTAAAAACAGGGCTAACCAAATAGCCAACGCCCGCCCGCTATCAGATGAAACCGTAAAGCGCGTTTACAGTTTCCTAAGTAGACACGAAAAAAATAGCGCTGTACCTTACGGCGAGGGTTGCGGGGGTTTGATGTATGACGCTTGGGGCGGTAAATCTATGCTCCCATGGGCTAAAAGAACAGTAGAAAAAATGGAAGAAGACCAAAACAAAAGAGCGGCAGAAATGCGGCGTATGTATGGCGAAAGCGTAGAGGTGCGTACCAGCGAAGTACGGGCGGCTAGCGATGAAACCGGGCGCGTAATCGAAGGTTACGCCGCTGTCTTTAATCAGGTTACCGACATTGGAACCTTTAAAGAGGTAATCGATCCAGGGGCTTTCGAAGGTCGCCTAAATGATGACGTAAGGCTAATGTTTAACCATGAGGGGCAACCCCTAGCGCGTACTACTAACAATACCCTTACGCTTACCACAGACGAAACCGGGCTAAAGTATCGCGCAGAATTAGCGGACACTACGGCAGGGCGTGACCTTTACGAACTGATTAAAACCGGAAATGTGTCTCAATCTAGTTTTGCGTTTACCATTGAGCAAGAAGAAAGAGAAGACAGCGGGGTAAGGAGGGTAAAAAAAGTAGGAAGCTTGCTAGATGTCGCTCCAGTAGTATTCCCCGCGTACGATACGCCGAACGTTGTAACTTCACGCAAGAAAGAACCAGACAGTAAACCCGAACAAACACCTATAGCGCAGAAAAGAGAAACAAAAAACAAAATGGACAATACACGGACCCAAACGGTATCCGATTTGCAAGCCAAGCGCGCGCAAGTATCGGAAGAAATGCAAGCCCTTAGCGCAGGGATCGAAAGCGAAGACCGGACAGCACACAGCGCCGAAACTGAGCAACTCGAAAAGTACGCCGGCGAACTCGAAAAGCTGGACGGCTTTATTAAAATGCGCCAAATGAGCGCCGAAGCTACCGCGCGTATGGCGCAGGTTGGTACAACTAGCGTAAGCGAGGGTAAAGCCTTGGATAGCGTCGCTAAGTCCTTTAGCCTTAGCCGTGCAATTAGCGCAGTATCTAACGGGCGTAACTTGTTGGGTGCAGAATTGGAGCTAGCGCAGGAGGCACAAAACGAAATGCGTAACGCCGGGGTGAATATGCGGGGGCAAGTGGGTATTCCTGCTAAGCTTATGCAACGCGCCGGAAGCGCTGACGATTTCCAAGCGGACAGCGGGCAGGGTTCAGCTTTTGTGCCTACCGTTACCGGTCCGGCTATTGGCGGACTCTACGCCCCTAGCGTTATGGAGCAACTTGGTACAAACTTTATTCAGGCTACCGGAAACCTCGAATTTCCAAAGGTTACTAGCCCTGCGGTAGGTAACGTACTTACAGAAGTACAAGACGCTAACTCAGGAACTCCAGCCGCTGGAGCTTCTACGCTAAATATTGGTAGCCTTTCCCTTGTACCTCAAAGGGTTATGAATACTACGACCTACTCTAAACAGTTGCTTTTGCAAGGCGGTAGCGCTGTAGACCAGCTTTTGACGCGTGAACTTATCGCGGGCGTAAATCAAAAAATGGACCAAGTTTGCTTTGCAACGCTTGCCACGGACGCCGCAGAAGGGTCGCCGGAAATCAATGTAGACGCAGATGCGACACTTACCTACGCAACGCTTACCAATATGGAAAAGCTGATTAGCGCAGACGGCGCAGACCTTGCCGGCGCGGTTTGGGCGGTAAGCCCTGCTATTATGGCAAAGCTTCGCGCCTTGGTAGGTGTAGACGGCATTTCTGCCGCTATGGATTCTGCGAGTATGACCGTTATGGGTTACCGTGTTGTAAGCACCCCACACGCTACCGGAAATACTTTTTACCTCGGTAATTGGGGCCAAGGAGGCCAAGGGGCCAAATTTGGGGGTCTCGATGTCTTGGTAGACCCATTTTCCGCCGCCGGGACGTCTCAAACGCGCCTGTACTGTACGCAGTTCTTCGACTACGGAATTCGTCAGGGTGGAGCTATTGCCGCGAATATTTCAATTACGTAAGCGGCATAACGCAAGAATTAAAAGGGCGGCCATAGTGCCGCCCTTTTTACTTTAGTAGAATGCAAGTAAGCTACCCTACCCCCTCTAGCCCTGTAGACTTAGATAACGTAGTTACCCTAGCAGAGCTAAAAACCTATTTACGCGTAGACAATACCGTAGAAGACGCCCTTATTACTTCTCTTCGAGCGGCGGCGGTTGGATATATCGAAGAATACGTAAACGGTAAAATAGGAATTAGCGTAGCCGTAGGGTCTTTGGATTACTTCGTTAATAGCGTTTTCCCTGTCGGTCCTGTTACCGGGGTTAGCTCGGTTACATACCTCGACGCTAGCGGCGATACGCAAACCTTAAGCTCCAATAGCTACTATTACGACGCTACAAGCGAGCCGGCTAGGATTGCGTTTCACGATGTCCCCAGCTTAGAAACCTACGCGCTTGCGCGGGTAACTATTGGCTTTAACGTAGGCTACAGTATCGACGCCGTACCGGATCCGATTGTAACGGCTTTAAGGATGCTAGTAGCGCACTACTACGAAAACAGGCGGGCGGTAACTTCGGGCGCGGCTATCCCGCGTACCGTACCCCTTGGGGTAGAAAGCTTACTAGCCCCTTACCGCGTAATTCGTGTAGTATGATCTTCGAAAGGCTAGATAGGCGCGTAAGGTTTTTAAAGCCATCTACGCAACAAAACGCGTACGGCGACCCCGTACCGACTTGGGAAAATTTAGACGCGGGTAACGCCGCGCTTGGTTTGGTTTGGGCAGAAGTAATTTATAAGGGTAGCCCGAAGGAAAACCCGCAAGCCTACCAAATCTTCCCGGACAGGGTTCTAACGTTTGTAATCCGAGACCCCCGCGATAGTTGGACTTTAAAAGACAGTTACCGCGTAGATTGGGAAGGGGTACAATACAACGTTATAGGATTTACGGAAATAGGACGTAAGGAAGGCTACCGCGTTTTTTGCGACCAAGTAGACCAAGGTTAAATGGGGTATTACAAAAAGCTAAGTAGCGAAAGGCAGGGGCGCAGTAGCGCGGCGGCGGCTAGGCTAAAAAGCGCCAATAGCACTAACGCCCTAATAGATGTAAGTATTACCGTAGATATTGCCGGGCTGGTTAAAGAATTCGAGCGCGTAGGCAATTACAAGACCCTAAAGAAAGACAGGGTAAAAAACGTACATAAAAAAGTAGCGGAAAGCGGGGCGCGGGCGATGCGAAAAACCGTAACGGACTACCCGCGAACTATTAAGGTTAGAAGGTCCGGAAGGTTTGGCGGCAAGCCCGGCGCAGACATAGACGTAAGCCCGGGAACCTTGCGCCGCTCTATAGCCGCAATAGATCCAGGTAACGGAACGAACTATTGGATGGGTCCGCGAAGTAGTGCGGTAAGCGGTGTAACGCCACTAAGTAAAACAGATGGCTGGTTTGCGCATATTGTAGACGGAGGAGACCAATTTTTTGGGCCGGGAAGGAATAAGAATTTTTTCGCTAGGGGATTGGCGCGGGGGTCTAAAAACATGGAGCGCGCACTATATCGCAACCATACCAAAGAACTAAGTAA